TAATTACTTTGCCAGTTTCTTTGTCAATTTTTGTTAAATTGCTTCTAGCAACTTCATCCCACACAGCTTGTTGTGGAAGGTTCAATGTGATTTCAAGACCTTCAATCACCCACTTCAAATCCGCACACGCATCCGCAATTTCTACCATGTCACGATTACCAAAAGCAACTAGCAATTCTTTATATTCTTCCATAACCAATGCCATATAAAGATTTGCTTGAGCACCAAAATCTCTTTCATTTTGGTCACACGCTTTCATAAAAGTTTTAACATCCTTACGTGTTTTCATTGATAAACTCCTTAATCATTGGAAAAATTGGTTCTAGTGCTGCAGCGCAATCCAGAGCAATCTGTTGGTGTTCTTTTTGTGTTCCATTGGCGCTGCGGAGTTGTATATAGTGTATCCAAGAACGCAAAGTTCCGTTCATATACATGCGTGATTTTGTCATGCCTTCTGGTAAGACAGAACGAGCTTGTTCCTTAGCAATACCATGATCTAAAGCCCATTGGTATGTGTCCTGACACATTTTCTGCATGTTCAATTGATATTGTTCCCATTGATACGCCAAGCGCCGATGTTCATCATCTTTTATATCTAACGCCACACTATTCTGACGATTCTTTGTGTCTTGTAGGCGACACTCACGGATCTCGAAACCAAGTTGTGACGCATCAGCGTAACGTTGTGAAAACTCTTGAAAAGAGAATGAACGGTGTCGGAGAATTTGTCTGGCAATATCTCTTGTTGTATCAATCTCCAGACACAAGGAAACCATCTCCAGTGGACTCCAGTGCTGATTCTTAATCAAGTATCGCACCAGTTTCTCGGCTGTCTCGGTGTTGTTTTGGTTCGCTGGGTTAGATACACGTGCTGCGTATGCTACTTGTTCCAAAAGATTGAGTCCATCCGGACTCTGTGAATAATTAATCAATTTTACAGTCATATTTTCCTCATTATGTTTTCTTCCAATTTACAAATTCCATCTTTGCACGGAGATTTACAAAGGTGTGCTTACTTATGATATCTTGTAATTCGTCTGATGAGAATCCAGTCTTTATCATGTCATTGATATCTTTTTCGTCAATCATTTCAGGCCAAATTACCACGTTATAGTGGTCTTCAATAGCCTTCTCCATTTGTTTGTGTAATTCTGCATTGCGTGGTTCATTGTCATACACCAACACAATCTTGTCTTTTGGTAAGTGCCGAGCAGCGGCCATCAAATTTGAATCGGCGGTGGCCACAGCGTTCTCTAAGAACATAGAGTCTATGGGACCTTCCACAACAAAAACCATTTCTTCTTTGTTGATTCGGTCAAGGCCAAACAATTTATGATTCTCACTATCGGTTTTGAGTGTAATGTAACGCATTTTAGATTCACCAAGAGCACGGCCTTGTAGTGCCACCAGATTCTTGTCTTCATCATAGAATGGTATCACCAATCGTGGATCTCTATCTTTCAATTTATCGTTTTCAATCTCAATCTTCAACTCTTCCACAAACTTCTTAAAGTCTTCGGCATAGTATAGGTTGTGATACTGTTGTTCTGGTATCTTCCGTCCAACCACATAATCTTTGGCAAAGTGACCATCGGGTAACTCCGCAATGGATGGCAAGTTTAACTTCTGTTTGAATACAGGTTTATCTGATTTGACTTCCTCAAAGTCTGGTTTTGGTGTATTGTTATTACCGCCACTTTCTTTATAACGTTCCAGTGCATATTCTTTATGCAGGCTCGCATCCACTTTTTCTAGGAAGTTGTAGAAGGTTGTTGATGCGCCACAATTGTGACACATATAGAAGTAACCATTTTTTTTTCGGTAAACATAACCACGACACTTGGTTTTGTTCTTTTGTGAGTCGCCACAAAGAGGACACCTGAAATTAAACAGGTCGGTCTTCTTTTGTGAGAATTTTTGAAGTTTAGGGGATACCCTCAGTAAGAAGGTACGGTCAATCAATACGGACATAACAAAATAATAGTTTAGTTCAACAGTTTTGTTATTATATCAAATTTAATGTGTGAAAGCAACCATGTAAGTACTAAAATGCCACCTGCAGCCATCCACTTCCATTCCAGGATTTTACTCATCTGGTCATCTTCTTTTTTATTATGTTCGGAAATATCCTTACGTAGTTTGGCAATTTCTTCCATAATTCTACGTTCAGTGAGTTCAATCTTATCACCAAGATTTCTATCTGTGGTGGTAATGCGAGAATGTAGTTCTTTGATATCCTCACCGGTATCTTTTTTTCTTTTATCCATGTCTGTGTAAATTTGATTGACTATTCGGTCCTGGTTGTCCATCAACCTCTCTATTACTTTGTCCATTTTATCACACAGCTGGGTGATTGTGGTGACCTGAGTTTTCAGGACACCCACATCTACCATCATTTCTACCACATCGTCGTTAGCCATATTATTTCTTTTCGGGTACCGCATGACCGTCAAGTTTCTTGTGAACTTTCATTGTCTTACATTGTTGTTGTGGTTTACCAGTTTTTTTGTCCAACACAGGCTTGCCGTCTTTAACAACGTCAACACAAACCTTTGTTGTTTCTTTGGGTTCATCGGCATAAGCACAAGTGATTAATGACAACGTTAAAATGATTGATTGTAAAATGTTTTTCATAACTCTTCCTATTTTGTAAATTTTTCTGATGCCGTAAAACCTAATCCTGCAACTACAATGTACATCACAGCATCAAACAAAGCGCTCTTAGCTGAGTAACCAAAGAACTGATCTGCAATGTATGAAATACAAACTAAAATAAACGCAAGAAACGTTACAACTCTTTTGCTGGAGATGGTATTATTTGTACCATCTGATAACATGCTAATGATGCCGCTTAACATTTAAATCTCTGGATGTGGTGGTTGAACAGGTGCTTCTTTGCCACCAAAGCCTGTTGTTACTGATGGTGTGAATGATTGTGCTGGCACAATTGCTGGCGTTGTTGAAATGCCAGGTGTGAATGTTGGTGCAGGAGAAGACTTCTCAACAGCAATTGGTGTTGGAGGTTTATCCCATCCTTTGTTAGCGGCTGCAAGTGCTTGCTTTTGTGCATCTTTGTCACCGCCTGCCAACATGATACCTGATAGTGTACCTGTCAAGAATGTGGCGATAGGAATAATCAACTCAAAGAATTTTTGGTCAATTGGAGAAATAGCATTCAATGGCTGTGTCACAAAAATAAGTGAGTACAACACAACAAACACAATACCGAATAATGTCAGTGATAGACAGATACCGATAAAGAATTTCAGTCGAGCCATCAACTGCTCTTCGGTATAGATAAAATCTTGTTGATTATTTTGCACAGGTTGCTCCTTGTGTGGGTGTTGCTTGAGGTACTGGAGTAATTGTTTGAGTTTGTCCATCTTTTGGAGGTCCTAATCTAGGGTCACGTTGACCCTTGAAAATATGTTCAGGACAGGTTCTTGTCACATCACATATTGGCATTTTGCAAAAATCTTTATCCCAGTTTTCTGAGTCTTGGCATGGATAGCGGAATCTATCGCCACTGAAAATTGCCAACGCTAGAGGCAAGAACAGTAACACCACAAACCACTTTGCTACTTTTTTGTCATTCATTTTATTCGCACCATGAAGTTTTCGCTTCGCCGTAATATTCACGGGCGTAGCCATTTTGGATTAACATCATACGAAGACTTTTACCATCCAGTAATACATCGCCCAAGACACGACCACCATACTTATCCCAATCCATGAGGATAATTTGTCTCTTACTTGATGCATTAATCTGAGCCTTAGTAAAAGCGGAAGCGGCTTGTCCTCTCACATCTTCACTAGGACATTTTGCTCTGAATCCTTTTTCTGGTGTGTCAACACCAAATACTCGGATAGAAAGTTCTTGTTTGAGTGGAGCAGGTAGAAATGGTGCTTGAAATGCCACAGTGTCGCCATCAATCACACGTGTGATTACAGCATCATATGTGACACCATCTTTTTGCTTTTGTGCAAATGCCAAACATGGCAAAAGTGCTAAAATAATTAGAATCTTTTTCATATTAAACACCAAACACATGTAACGCATGTTCGTAATGTTTAATACGGTCTTCCAAACCAATGGTGCCGCCGTTGATTCGTTTTGTCATGGTAACGATATCACCTTTGTCAGCAAACTGATTTAGGTTGTTTGTTTCCCAGAACCAACATGCAGATTGTGCCGCGCCTTCAAATGTTTGTAGATATTCGGACGCTTCTTCAACAGAAATTTGTAGTGAACCCGCAAAGAATGTATAGTTGTCACGTCCAGTCAATTGAATTAGACCACGGCCACAGAATTTATAACCATCACCAGAAGATTCTGGTCCGTTACCCATGCGGTTGGCGTAGACACGGTTTGCAATCGCTTCTGCCTTATTAGGAAGTGAGGCATATTTCTGTGCAATCAAATCATCAGGGAAATACTTTGGAAACACCTTACGTAGTGATGCAGCCTTGTAATTCAAGTTCTCTTTAAGAAACATGAACTCACCAGATTCGTGAGCACATTGTGCCAAGAAAGCAGCAACACGTTGTGGTGTGTTGATTTCATAATCTGGTAATAATTGACTCAATGCACTATGCCATTGGTCGATATAAGGGTTTTTAGGAAGTAATTGCTTTAGTTGTTCTTTTTTCAATTCCATTATTTTACACTTTCGAATATTGATTTCTGTACTTGATACCATTCAATCCATGCATCATTTTTCACAGAACATTCATAATATATCGAATAGTTGGTGGAGACCGATTCGGCAACATCACTTAACTTCGCTTCATTATTTAGTTTACCTAATTCACCACACGAACTCATGGATGCGGGTGGTTGGGGAAACTTGACTGTGACTGGTACAGTAGTTGAACAACCACCTAGAAGTAATAATGATATTAGTAAATATCTCATTTTGTTGCTGCCTTATTAATAACGTCAACAAATTCTTTTGGAATAGTACAAGTGGAATCGTACTTAACTATTTCTTTGGTGATGTACTCTTTTAACACCACTCTTTTCTCTTTAATCTTTGCAGTTTCTTCTTCAACCTTGGCATCTATTGCCGCATTGGCTTGTTTAGATTCTTCTTCTGCCTTGGCCACTTTTGCTTCCATCTCATGTACACGGTCTAACCACGCATTATTGTCGTGGATGGCACCAGTCATAAAAGTACCAATTACAATAAGTGCAATAGACCCCAATTGAATTGGTGTCTTATACATGTAAATTGTGGGTATGGGAATATATCTAAGCAGATACGTTGCAAGGTAACCAACTAGACCCGCAAGTAGTATGAAATAAAAAAACCAATCAGGTAACAATTTCAATAACCACATGGGTTACACCTTTGATTGTTTGCGCTTGAAGAATGACATTGTTGGATTGCGTTTCTTGGATACTCCAGGTTCTCCACCTGCACCACCAGTACCTGCAATACCACCAGATCCTACAGTATTGGTTGGAACCGCACCACCCATACCACCAGCACCATCTTCTTTGATGTTATCTCTGGCGTTCTCATAACTCTTGGATTTCGCCTCTGCTGCTCCACCGTGACCATACATCTTTTCGTGTTCAGACTGTTCGTGGTTTTCTTTGGCTTTGTCAGTCAGATTTCTTTTCTGACGCAAGATTTCTTCCGAGTCTTGGGATTTTGTTGATTCTGGTCCCAAATATTGTTTAAACGATAACATTAGCAATTCCACTTTCTCAATGATTTGTTGATGCGTGAATCGGGATCATTTGCTGTCTTTGCAGAAGTCAAACGCTTTTTCATGCCAGACATTCTAGCACAAAATGATTTACGGCGATTTGCTGCTTTAGAACCTGGTTTCAACTTAGATGGTTTGGTTGTAACAGCAGTCTTTAGTTCGGAACCTGGATTCTCACGGCGATATGAATCAACACCTTTTTGGTTCAAACCACCTTCTGGGTTTTTACCTTCTTTGCGTTGCCATGCAGCACTCTCTTCCAGGTCAACTTCTTCATTTTTACTAGACATATAACCTGAAGCAGTTTCGATGTAGTCAGCAGCTAAAGTTACTTTGGATTGAACCCAAGCAGGAACTTGCATGTTCTTATCTTTGACAACATCACGCATCATATTGATAGAACGTTCCATATGATCCAGTTGATTTAAAATCATACTGCCTTCATCATCCAATTCTTTACCCATGGCTATAGCAATGTGGTTCTCATCTAGTTCTTCACTAACAGCTTTCCATCCGCCGCCCATAGCTTTATACTTCTTTGATGCCCATGCATTAGCGTATGCTGAAGGATAAACATCGAATTTGGATTTTGCTGCAGCTTTAGCTCTAGCCCATTTTTCTGGACTTGTTGGTTTATTTTTTTCTTCTAGATAATCCATACACTCGTTGCCGGAACAAGTTGAGTCTTTTATAAATTGATTGAATGATTTCATTTATTTTGTCCTAACAAATATTGGTTTACCTTTTCGTTCGGGATTAGGATCCTCTCTGCGTTTTCTTTGTGCTGCTGAAGCTCTTCCTTCTTTTCCTAAAGCTTGTGCTTTTGATTGGGGTAGACACTTTGGTTTTCCTTCACCTGGTTCACGAGCACACTGGCCTTTTATGTTACCCTTTGTGTCCATTCTAACCCATTTCTGAGCAAACCACTTTCGCAAATCTTCATTGATATAGTCATCTGGAGTTTTTCCATGTTTAGATTTAAAGTCATTATGTAATTCTTTACCTGTTATACCATGGTCTTTAGATATTTTCATCATCAATTTATTGATAGTGTCATAATCGTGACTATCTAATTGTTTTAAACCACTTTCCAATTCTTTCACATGGTCTTCTTTTTTACAACTACCTGGAGAAAAAGGTGCTTTCCCAGGAACAGGTTTGTGACCTGGCCAGCAACGACTCTTTTCGTCTAAGTATTGTTTAAATGATTTCATATTTTATCTAATATCTCTGCAATATCGTAATTGATTAGTATGTCGCCGGTATAAATGTTCTTACCATTGATACCATAAACAACGTCAGGCATAATATTTAGATATACCAAAAAGGTCTTTAATATATCATAGTCACGTTCGTCTGTCCTATAGAACAATATTCTTGCGGTTGCTTCTGCACCAAAAACATTGTTCAATAGAATAATGTGATTGATGATAAGTCTCTCTTTAAGTGATTTTGATATCTTGTATCTGCGAAATAGTCGTTTGAGATATTTCGTTCTCTTAATATCACCCTCAAATTCAGACATAATGCAATGTGACGAAGTATAACACTTCATCGCATACATTAAGAAATTATCATCATTCAAATTATCGAACATATTGAAAGGAGGTAGTTAACCCCCTTGTTGATTAAGCGTCAGGCAATGTTATATCGTCTGAACCATCACCAATGATTTGAGACATGGCAACTAAAGTTTCAAACTGTACACGACCCGCACGACCACCAGCACCAACTGTCTTCAAGTTCCATCCAGTGTGTGTTGCGTGTTCAGACCCAGATTGTCCTTGTGACAAACCACGACTAGCAATACCAGTTGCACGTGTTCCAGCAACGATTGTGAAATATTGACCAGTTTCACCTGTTGTAGTCAAGTCGATAACAATGTTGTTTGCAGCATTAGCAGCAGTTGTAGACAATGAGAACTTGTTTCCGTTCTGTGGTGCAACGTAGTATGTTGTGCCGTTCAATAGACCACCGATGTTTGCGGAACCACCCCAATTGAATACCAAAGATGCACCGTTTGCTTGTCCGTGGCTAGCATACATGATTGTGTCATTGGCAGCAACGACTTGGCCAGTTGGAACTGTTAAAACAGGCACTTGAAGCACAACCGTTGGGTTTGATGTATAAGCAGAACCGGTGTTTGTAATAGTAATATTAGTAACTTCACCACCAGCGACAGTTGCAGTGGCTGCAGCGGATGAACCACCGCCGCCACTAAATGTTACTGAAGGTGCTTCCACGTAACCAGTACCCTGATTGGACAACGATACGTCAGTAACGTTATCTCCGCCAGCCGTAGTTTCAGTTGCGTTTACCATAAACAAACCAACTGTTGTGTCCTGCGTATATGCTTCGAATTGTGTATTTCCATACAACAATGCAACGTTTGCAGCGGATGGACCCGATGCGGATGTTGCATTATGATTGATGATTGAGTTAACACCCCAGTATGGTGCGTTAGCTGCATTATCGTTATTTCCCCAAGATGACATTTTATTCTCCTTTTAACCGATGGTTATCTTTTTATTTATTGTTTTGTTTTTTTACTGTTGGGTCGTTAGGACCACCTGGTTTGCCCTTCATTGCTGGGTCAATTTCGATGGTGTCACGAGGTCCACCAGTCATAGTCTTGCCGCCAGACATAACGATTGCAGCCTTTGGTGTTTCACCAAATGCAGCTTTTTCTGTAGGTTGGGACACTTTTGGTTTTTTCAAACCAGATACAGATTTATCTTCTTTTTCGTGATCGTACAGTTCTTCACGCACCACTTCTTCTTTCATACCTTTTTTGTATGCAGATTTGATGATTTGTGCTGACCTAGACATTCTAATCAACTTCTTTCCTGCTGGAATAGTTGTGTCTGGACTGTTTGCACAATCATTTGGTGCCTGTGTTGCGGCCATGGAGTCTAATGTGTTCTCTTTGAAATGAGCAATAGCAGTGGCCTTCTTACCTTTTGATGTAAGTGTATTGACTGCGGCGTGTGCTTGGTGACCAGTTGAGAACTTCTTCCATGGATTACCGTCAATGTGAACAGTGTGTGGACGATCCATAATAGACTTAGCTTTGAACTTAGTTGTTGTATGACCTTCATCATCTTCACGTGGTTTCTTGGCAAAACCTGTGCGGTTATCATCGTAACCATTAGATTCCGCCACACCTTGTTTATTCTTTTCATTATCACGGCGATATGATGCCTGCATACGTGCAGCAAGAGACTTCATATCAACCGGTTTCTTAACCGCAAGTGCTTTTACAGTTTGAACCGACTTTTGATAGTCGTAACCATAATCTGCTTCTTTGCCCTCGTCAACTTTTAGAAGTTTGATTCTCCATGCTTCTGCACGTTTCTGTGCATATGCTCTCCATTCTTTCTCGTTCTTTGGAGTGGAATCACAATCATATTCTTCTGTCAGTTCAATACATTCACGGATGCTTGTTACGTATTTGTATTGTTTCATAGTCATCACACCACGTTTGCGGATGTTGATTAACTTCTCCACAACCTTGTGTAGTGCCATGTCAGTCTTGGCATCTTCACGTGCGTATTCCAACATACGGATAAGGAAAGGAATGTCCATTGCAATAACATCCATTCTATCGGTTGCTTCAGAAAAAACTTCCTCTTTATTCTTAGGATCTTTGAAATCTTCCGCCACGCCTTGATTATATTGTTTTTCTAAGTGTGCTTTAATCTTCTCGGCCTTCTGACGAGCAGCCTCACGCTTGTGTGGATTAGTATCATTCTTACTCCAATGAACTGCGGTAGCATGATCCTTCTTTAGTTGAGCAATCTTATCTTCCTTACCTTCCGTCACAACTTCTTCTGATTCTTCACCCAATCGTCTTGCATGGTCGGCTTGCCATTTCAAAAACAGGTTAGACTTTGAATGTGCAACTTTCGTATCTTTGGAAACAAACTTTGGATTGATACCACGAGACAACAAGTATTGATCCAATGATGCACTCTCAGCAATGTTTGCTTTGGCTGACCATGGATCACTTGGGTTGGTACCGAATGTTGATTTTGGACCAACATTCTTTTTCACTAGTGATTTAATTAATTTTGCGCTAGACATATTAGACCTTATTTTGAACCTAAGTCTTTCTTAACTTTTTTCATTGCCTGACGAGCCAAGTGTTTAACTCTGGACATTGGAGTATGTTTTGCACCAGATTTATCCACAACTTCCGTACCCGATGAAGTATTGTAAGGAGGATCAAAAGGTGGATTGTCTGTTTGTGGTGTACGTGCTTCAACGACAGTTTCTTCGTTCTTAGCTTGCTTTGTTGCAGTTGCATACATCACAGACTTAGCATCTTTTCCGTAACGTTCACGGAAACCAGAAAAACCCTTCTTCATTGATTTCACGTTATGTTCTTTAGTCTTTTCTTCGGATGGAGTCAATGAACGTTCATCAACCTGTCCAATTTCTTCGCTTGTTGGCTTCACACCGGTGTTTCTATCATGGGCACCTTGCATACTAGACATATCTTTTTTGATACGATTCATAGAAGGCATTCTCTCGCCAGCTTTATTGTGCATCTGGTCTGTTTTTTTAGCAATGTAAGACTTGACAGTAGACTTCTTCAATTCATCAAGTTGTTCAGTTTCTTCGTGTACACTATTTCGGCGCATTGAGTTTGCATCAACCCATCCACCATGAACTGGGTGTTTTGTGATTTCATGTTTTTCAACCCAACCTTTTTTACCATTCACTTCTGTGTGTCCGTGACGGTCAACGTGTGCTTTAGCATCAGCTTCTTTTGCATAGTGAACATCAAATCCACCAAATCCATTACCGTGACGGTCAGTATGAACGTAAGGAACGTAAGCGGTTTTTGTTTTCAGTTCTTCATCAATTTGTTCAACTTCTTCATTTTGTTTGGCCATGCCCATTTTACCAGTTTGTGGGATACCCATCTTCTTTTGAAGGTTTTTACGTTGGTCTTCGTCTGAACCACCAGTGATTGCTTTAAATGCTTTCTTAGCAAGGTCTTTAATACCTTCTTCAACAGTTTCTTCTTTGCGTAAGATTTTAAAGTCTTCAGCATCAATCTTTTTATTTTTATTCTTGTCAATTTTGTGTTGGTCGCCTTTTAGTTCTTCCTTGACAGGTTCTTTCTCATCTTTTTGTTTAGAACCACCATAACGTGAACCTTTTTTAACACCAGATGCACCATCTTGTGGTTTATCTTTTAATGTGTCTTTAGCAGATTTGACCATGTCATCCCAACCTTCTTGTTGAAGGAGTTCTTTAACTGCATCTGCTACAGGATCTTTTTTTCTTAGGTCTATCATTTTTTGTCTCCGTTAGGCTTCTTTTTATTTTTAATGAATGAATATCCAAATTTATCTTTCGGATTCTCCATCGGTTCTTTATTACTAGCACCACTTAGAGAACCCGCCAGACCCATATCGTTTGCACCTGGATCATCAATAGCTTCTCTTAGTGTATTTCTAAATGACTTGAAATTCTTTTCTTCTCTGTACGTCACATCGCCTAAACCAGACATTGGGTATACTGTTCCTTGTTGGCGTGTGTCAAATTCTGCGCTGAGACCAGTGACATTTCTCAATCTCTGGCTCACAGAAGGCACATCTCTAAAACGTTTCTTGTTTTTTACTTTGTCGTTGTCTTGGCTGAAGTTGTTTTCTTTCGGCTCTGGGTTGACTTGGACCTTGGCTTCTTCGGTGTAAGTTCGGAAGGTGTAACTTCCACCTCTTTTGTTTCCGTCCCACTTAATGTTGTCGGCGTTGGAGTCACTGGCTCGATTGTCTGGCTTGATATCGCTTGGACCTTCTGCTCTTGCGCCTGTGCCACCTGTTCTACCGAACTTGGTTGACTTTCTTTCTTGGAGAGTCCGAATAAACCTAGAAGTTTTCTTAACATATTCATTTTCCTTTAATGACGATTTAACTGATATTACTATATTTAGCTTACCGTGATTTTCTAACCACTGGTATGCAGTTTCACTGAAATGACGACCATCCAAGAAGTTTGTCAAGTTGTCATAAGTTTCGGTGATATCTTCCTCAATAACATTCAATTCTGAACTATTATCAAAGTCCACAAACGATTCAAAGTTCTGTCGGTACGCTTCTTTACTTGTTTGTGCCATTTGCCACTTTTCACGGCGTAATGATTCGGTAACCATTTTTGTCAAACGTTCATTGCGTTCTTTACTGGCCTCGTTTGTCGTATCAACAAACACCATCATGGTTTCATAACCAAGTTCTTCCAGTTCTTCCTTAATGGAAATGATTCTGGAGTGATCATCGGCAGGTCCATTAATAATCAATGGACCACGGTTACGAATAGCTTCTCTACGATAATCTTTGGTTTGTTCGGACAACTTTTGTTTGTCCATTAGATAGTCAAATGCTTGTACAGAATTCAACTCTACTGCCTTACCTTCTGCAATGGCTTCACGAATGATAACATCTTTGCCAGAACCTGGTCCACCAGTAACGAAAATTGCTTTGAACAATCCACGGTTGACGTTTTCATTTAAACCCATACCTTTGCGAACATCACGAAATAATTCTTTTGCGTGCTTTTCTGGTAAGTGTACAGGTACACCTTGTTTGAAAGATGTGAAGTCGTTATTTTTTGCATGTTCACGCATTTTAGATGCTGACATACCTTCTGCACCTTCGGCATCAGGATCACGGTCACCAGCAGACTTAACCTCAATCTTTTTGAAGTTGAACAGTTTACCCGGACCTTCACCATTGTATTGTTCTAATTTCTTTTGATATTCATCCACACGGTCTGAACCTGCTACCATAACCAAATGATCATGTCCCATCTGGTGTAACCTTGCGGCATGTTGTAAGAATGTTGGTGATTCTTTGGATGAACTTTCCATATTTGTATTTGGAAAGAATCTTTTTGTGTGTTTTAGTTTAGATGCAATTTGCAATGGATTCTTTTTTGCATCTTGTGAATGTGATACAATAACATGGTGCGGTGCATGATAGTCTTGTGCAATCTGTTTAACTTTGTTGACCAGTTTTTCGTGACCAATTGTAGGTGGATTCATACGACCAAACGTCATAACCACAGGGTTATGTGTTTGTTCATCTTCTGTAATCTTCTCTAAAAACTTTTTCATATGTTTCTTATTCCTGCGAAATTTCTACGTGAGAATTCTGCACGACTGACAAATTTATCCGATTCTTTACCGTGGTGAAATACGTAACCTTCTGGATCTGCCTTCTCGCCGCCATGTTCATGTTGAAACTGTTGGTGTTGATTTAGAACACCGATCAAGGTATTCTTGGCTGCCTGTAGGTGTCCGTGCATCTTGAACAGGTTGTTGTAGTGTTTTTTGTTCGTTTCAATCTTGGCCAACTCAGATTTTAATTCTGTTTGTTTGGATGTACGATTCTTTTCAACTTTCAACTTGTCGATTTCTTTAGTCTTCTTAGTTTCTAACCAGTTCTTAAAGTTTTGGTGATTTGATTCTTCACCTGTACGTACCGTATGGTTGATATATGTTTCTAGGTGTCCACCAACACCGTGGTGTGTTTTGGTTCCCGCATACATATCGTCACCATGAGTATCATGCACTTCTTGTGCTTTCTTGATGTGTGTATCAAATTTCTTTTTATCTTCTGGTGAGAAATGTACCTTGGCCGTGTCCATGCGTGGATCCACGGAGAATACATCCGAATGTTTTCCGAAATTTTCGTGATCAACTTCATGTGAGGCATTTAAACTGCCGGCATCTTTACCTTGATATGAAAGATGTGTAACGAGTCCAAGTTTGGACTTCTTGGCCGCAGCTGCATGTGAACCATGAGCCGTATATGTCAAACCAGATGGATTTGGATGAAAAGATACAGAACCGTTTGGTCCATTTTTTTTATCTTCTCCCGAGAACATCATATCACCTTGGTATACACCCTGTTTTGGTGCAACCTTTGGAAGGTGTTGTAATGCATCTTTAAGTTTCTGAACCAAACCTGGAGCATGGCCGTGGTTTCGTTCAATGTCTTTTGGTGTGTAGTTAATCTTTGGTGTCTTGTTAAATGCGGACTTAGATGCAACAAAGAACTTGCCATTTTCTGGATGGTGACCATAAACAATCGCAGGTGAACCATCATACTTTGTAGTCAACTCTGACGTTTTCTTGCCAGATGTAATGTGCTGAGCTGCAGCAGACAATGAAGCAATAGCGTGTTTAGTACCCTTCTCACCAGCTTGCAATGGACGGTCTTCCACATGCGTCAAATGCTTAATTTGACGGCTCGCACCTTCTTCCTGTGGTTCGACTTGTTCTTTTATGAAATACTTGAAAGATAACATTAATGTTTTCCATAGATACGCAACACACTTTGGTTGCCCGTGGGTTATTTATAACGGATTATAACACAACCAGTCAAAACTGGCAAATGTTGGATTAGATATATAGTGCTCAATAATGTTCGATTTGGCCATTACCAGACAACCATCCCCACATGTGTATTGTGTCAAATTCGACAAGATACTTCTTAGAAATGTTTATATAGTGGGCGTGTTCAGTATCATCCAGTCCGTTGGATAAGCAGTTCAGGTTTTTCTGTATTACTATGAGGTAGTCACTAATTAGTGACGGACACAAAGAGAACATCCTGGTGATGAATAGATGGTCCGCACCCATCTTTGTTTGTGTCGTCCATGTTGGAATACGTTTCTTAAACACGTACTTGCCAAATAGACCATCATATTGGTTCATATCAAAACTGTCTTCCAACTCGGAACGAGCAGAAAACTTAAATATTCGTTTGACGGCGGCCATCATTTTACCAAAGGATGGATTGTTCTTTAGTTCCATCAACACCGCAAACAACATACAATTCTCAGCATGACTTTTCAAACCATTGATTGAACAGTAATTGGTGTTTTGGTCCTGTGTCAAATCAAACATGAAAGTGCAGTTCATTTGTAGAACTTCTTTTTCTAAGTCAGTCAATGGCCTAATTGAAATGTCAGCCAATATGATGATGGCGTCTGGAAGTTTATTCTTGATTGACTTTAAGGATGCAATTGTTTGGGAAAATCTTTGTTCATCCGAAAACGCACCGATTGCAGGTTTAAGAGCTGACGTTACGATAAACAGATTCTTATCTGGTATAATCATAGAAAGTCACTTAGGTTATCAGAATCACGTTTAATGTTAATTGCAATCGCCCTTGGATGTGGATTTGAACTGTTGTAGTCATTGATTATTATGCGGCTCGCATTTTGTAGACCATCAATATAACCAAAACTCACAAAACCTAGTTCGTACAACATCTGTCTGGTTTCATCACGATACTGTGGTTCTCTTGCTGTTACGAAAATGAATTGTGCGCCTTTGTCTTGTTGTTGCAAAAGACGATGCACATTCTTAATCAATGGTTCAAATGGTTTCTTGGCTTCCAAATCCAATCTAGACTGTGCCTTAACGATTGTGCCATCAATATCGCAAAAGATAACAGGTTTGTCATTATATTCAAACCAATCGGATGCGGTACCAACATCGGTATAATTTTTAACAGATTGATTGACGAATATTTCACCCCATGATAACATAAGATTGATAATATCCGAAACAAACAATTCGTTTTCTGAGGTTAACGATTCGAAGGTTGTTTTGTATTGTACCGATGATGCAAACTTATAACCACCAACACAGAATGTATCGGATACAACCTGTTTCTCCACAATATCCTTAATGATATCATGTTCGTTGGCCACAGTAAAACTCTTGGATGCCAACTTCTTCAACACTTCATGTTCCGAAATGCGTGAAATGCAAACATAGTTTCCATCGATAATTTCATGTTGAAAGAAACTATCACAATCTTTGATTAGAATGGGATGATCAGATTGTTCTTTGCTGCGTTTTAATATTTCATATACAGTCTCAGCAGGACCTCTGGTTGGTTTGTCCAACACAACAACATCGACTAGTGAACCAAATTCATGCTGTATGAATTGTGAAGCCTTGTATTTCTCGTCATGTTCTTTTAATATACCAATCGTAATTGGGTATCTACCCAAAAATGGTGCAATAGAATTCTTCAACATCAAGTCACCTTTGTAATCATACAGAAGGTACTTTGGTTTCATATCAGGAAATCTGGTAGAGAGTCCTGCAGCAGGTACAATTATTTCCATAGTTTTTCAATCTCTTTCATCAAAAATTGGTGATTCTTATCACCAGTTTCACAGTGTTTTAATACTCTAAGTAACATCAATATTAATAATGCATCATTAAATTCTGAGGGGTACCACTGGTCTAACGTATTACTTATAGATTGTAATTTTGAATCTAGGTGAACACCACTATTACGTAAGAACCATTTACACTTCAAATCTTGTCTCAACTTGGCCAAATCAAATATGTAAGAGTCATATTCAATCGTTACAGGATCAATCAGGTGAAACCCAGGGTCAGTATATAGAATGTTCTCTAGTGTGAGGTCACCATGATACAAGGATTGAGGTAGTAGTTTAGGTAGACGGTCTATAAGTTCCTCTTTGGTGAATAAGAAGTCTTCAGGTAACCATTCCAACTTTTCGTGGTAGGTTTCTTCAAAGTTTTTATAACCTTTTACAGTTTCTTTGAAACCATCAATCAAGTCAGTAATAAAATTAACCAAATCAGCCACATTATTATGAATTAAATAAGTCTTCATATCAAGGCCATGAAGATACTCCATTTCCATGAATTCACCTGAACTGTAATTATAAATTCTTGGAACAGGATAACCAGCATAGTCTAATGCTGTCATTCTTTCATAATTTCTATCCACATTTCCGATTTTTAACACATATTTGTGTAACTCATCTTCCATCAAATAGACTTTACTACCTGAATGTCCATTGAGTTCTTTTAAGATTTTGTCCATTGGTCGTAGTCATCCCTAATCAAAGAGTGCCATGAACCATTATGTGGACCAGGAGGGAAAGGATTATTCATATTACAATATACCAATTTCTCACCAATCAACCCATGTTCATGTAAGTTTGCTCGCATCATATCTTCACCAATGAATTGGTTACCTGCTTCATAATACTTATCTAAGTTCTGGAACGTTGACATATACTTCATCATTGTTTCTTGTGAACCAAATGCAAACTGGTCATTACCAAAGTCACGTTCCGGTACCATACGACAATTAGGAATATACAACTTGGTATTGTCTAGTTCTTCAAAAGGAATCTTTACATTCAAAGCATAATCAGTACGTGATTTAATAACCCAATCATATTCACCATGAATCATCTGAGCAACTTCATTCATTGAATACAACATCCTATACGTGAAACGTGGTGGGTGTTTTACTGCATTTGGTGTGTTAGTATATTTGTTATCAAAATCACCCAGTGGTGGAATTTGTGTGTCAATTGAATGTGGTTTATATAACTCAACAAAACGATTTTGTTCCGCAAACTTCCATGTGTGAATGTAAACATCCACATCATAATGGTCTAAGAGATTACTTTTGTAGAATTCATAACCTTGTTCAAAACTTCTGGCTTGGCCAGAGAAACATAATGCAATTTTCATCTTTGTAAGTATACGGGTATGTGTTCGGCGCACCAAGGTGCTTCACCTTCTAATAAACTACGCATCAATAACATGTGTGGACAATATCTATCATCAACGTGTGTCTTAATGTCGTGTTCGGGATATTTTCTAAACCTTAGATATTCAATGAACTGTTCATCGTAAGGTGTAGAATTGAGTTCTTCGTATCTATCAAATAAGAAATAGGAGTTTGCAAATTGCATTGGCATGATTGCAAAGATGTCGGATATCAAATTGTATGCTTCTTCATGTGGTGTAACAACCGATACGATATTATCAAATCTGAATATATCTCTGAATCCAATATCATAACGACAATAAACAACATTCTCATATTCTTTATCAATCAAGTCAAAAGCATATTTACGACTATAATTCATGGAAGCGTTTGCTGCCAATTTGTCACCATTAGGTCCCTTTGGATTGGCCGTACGTATACGTTTTTCCATTTCTCCGAACCTTGTTTCCAAAGCATCACTATATGGTTCTTGTATTATTTTTTGTGGTTGTAGTTTGTCTTTCACTTGGTGAAATTGCCGACTGTTTTCTTCTTCGTCAGCAACACCCCAAAGGTGACAATAAACATCCAAATTGTTTATATCAATGAACTCTTTGATTTGTGGCCATGTTTTATCGAATGTACGATATTGACCGGACAATACAATACATTTTTTCATTACTTAATCCAGTACCAAACATCACATTCTGTGAAATGAATCTCACGGTTGACTGTAGCAGCAAACTCATCTGCTGCACGGCGTACACCTTCAATTGCATTGTAGTCGTGTCCAGCAAAGATGCCGCCTTCTTTTAATTTGGAATAGTAGTTTACACAATCTTTAGACAACTGGTCATATTCATGTAAACCATCGATGAATACCAAATCATAATGATTGTCTTGCACTTCTGATGCAGCATCATCAGAATAGTTACGCAATAATGTGAAACGATTTAAGTAACCATCAATGCGTTTCATAAAACGTTCATAAACAACTTCACGTTCATTTAAGTTGTTGCCGTTCCAGTCAATATAGTTGACATATGGATCTACACCGGTCAAGTTCAATGTTGGATTAGTGTCCAACAAGAATTGAGTTGTATCACCAATATCACAACCAATTTCTAAAACTTTTGGTGAGATCATATTTTTAACCATGGCACCGAGTCCGTAACCAGAACACTTAAATGCTGGTTGACCGAAGGCCTGAGTTTGTGTGTTGAATGTAATAATATCGCTCATAATTAAACCTTATATGTAAAGAAATTGTTTGGGTCTTCCTGATTGTACTTTTCTTGTATGAATTTTTTCCATTGTGGAACGCGGTCATATTGGTGTACAATTGCAAATTCAGTGCCTTTAGAATTGACAACTTTGCCATCAACAAATTTTGGTTCTTCTTCCAATAAGTTTGGTCTAAACCCCTCAATCTTGGAAGGATCAGCAACTGTTCCTGCTTGAACAGCCCAACCATGTGACATATATGTTTTGAACATAATGTTTTTATATGGTTGTGTATTAATCAATACATTAAAGACAGCTTGGTCTACAATAGGAATAGGACGATTTGTTGCATTTGAAAAAATATTAAAGACCAAGTCTTTCATATATTCAGAAGAACCACCGAGCACACCAACATTAAAAATAGTTTTATCTTTAAACAATTCGTGTATATATGGTCCATAGGCTTGCATCAAATTATCATTACCCCAAGATTCATCTTTGTATTTCAAAGCTTCAGACCCACAAACCAATTGGTACATATTTCTAACACCAATATTGTTATAGTCTAAAAATTTAAATGCATCTCGTTGGAAATAAACATCTTTTACATCTGTGGTGATGACGTATTCAAAATCTTCCCAATTATGACGTAGATATTCATAGATAGATAAGAATCTTAGAACGTGTACTGGAATGTTTGCCTTTGGCATATCGACCAATTCGAAGTCATGTTTGACTAACCATTCTCTAGTTTCAGATGTTGCATTACCAACACACATAACTTTTGTTGCATCGGGCATTACCTCATTGATTGAGAGTACCCAAGGTTTTAGTTCATTGATTCCGTAATTAGTGCATCCGCCGATAATTAAATTCTTTTTCGCCATGGTAAATTTCCATTATATTTTTCATACATAATTTTGTTGCCTTGAACAAAGAACTCTGGTTTAACAGAACCTTCATTTCCAGCCACTCTATAATTCAAGGTGTAATAACCTGTGCAATCATACTTAGGGAAGTGTTGAGACAGTACTTGTAACCAAACTCTATCTTGTCCCCAGCCGCCGTGCCAAACTTGTGCTAATTTTACTGCAACTTCAGTTTTAAGGCAATAGCAATTCGTATCAATATGGTTATAATCACCAGAAAATACTGGCCATTTACCTAATGATTCGCAGTCATCCTTACATAAGTACTCACCATCTTTATCGGTGATGTTTCGTAGTGAATAGGACCAGTCTAGGTTGTTTTCTTCTATGTGTTTGATGCAGTATTCTACGTGGTGAGTATTCAACCAACAGTCTTGATCCAGGTAAAGTACATACTTGGTATTGATTAGGTGAGTAAATGCGGCATAGATTCGGTGTCCGTAGAAACCATTTGCACCAACATTAAGTGGCAGGAAACATAAAGAGATTTTACCCATCCCCAAATATTCATCCACAATTGGTTTTACTTTTCCTGCATACTCTTGTCCGTCACAAACAACATAACAAGTAACATCTTCATGTGTTTGCGATAACACACTTTCAATTGCTTTTCTCAACTCTGGCGCACCAGTAGTTGGAATAATCACCGTTGCACTCATATCATCCTCTAGTCAGTTTTAATATCTTCTCTATTTGTTTATCAATTGATGGTTTGCGATTAGGCCAAAATATATATTCTTTATCTCCAGTGTCGCGGAGTTTTTGTAAGAATGGAAGAATCATTTTCTCCAGTTGTTGGAGTCTGTCTTTATATTCTTCGATTGGTTGTGAGGCATCTTCTGCTGCTTTGGTGATACGTGATTCATAATCAGCTGCTGAAATTGCAGAGAAACCGAAATCATCATCAATATCAATACTGTTCTTCATTATGATACCTTAATAAAATAGGAACTTTGGTCGGTGTTAGATGCAGCGTAACGGAAGAAGTCTCCCACGATTTCATCTCTTTTTGATTTAGAGACACTTAGGAAAATGTCAATGAACTTCATGTTCATATACTTAGAGAACAAATAACCAGGAGATGTTTTTGCTTGGGCACTTGCATATGCAATAAACTCATCAAGTGATACTGGTTTACCTGATATGCCTGCTTCGTTGAAATGCTTTTTATATAGAGCGTAGAATTCTTTAAAAAAATCTTTTGATTTGGTAAAAGCAACTACCTCTTTTTCACTATCATTAAACAGTGATTTTCCGGTATGTTTTTTCAAATAGAAGTTCACATTGCCGCCACCGATTTTACCACCAGCAGCAGTTGCACCTTTAATTTCACCTTGCCAACTTGCTTCACCTGAGGTTGCTCTGAATTGAACTTCTTTACCACTAATGTTCATGTATAAATCCATCGAATTAAAGAATGGAACGCCGCCTTTGTCTGTCTTGGATGTTACTCTGAAACCTTCATAGTTATAACCACCAGATTTTGTCTTTGGTTTGTTGTATTCATCAATGTTTGCGGACGAACCAATTTTCTTTAGTGATACACCAAGCAATTTCTTTTCTTTGGCCAGATTGAAAACATCTGCGTTCAATGTACCCCAACTATCTGTGCTTAGTTTAGGCACATCACGCAAAGTTGTTTGCCAAATATCACCTGGATTCCACTTATCATTAGAGAATGTTCCTGGTGCCTGCGGATCTTTGGATTGTTTATCAATGTCGTGTACCTTCTTTTTTGCATCATATACAGCATTCATAAACTTTGAATCACGATGAAAATACACAGGTGAACCTGACATTTTATATTGTTCAAAAGTGATGTTTGCCGTTTTGATATATGACTGCACCCACTCAGCAGGAGATTTTTCAATTACATCATCAAGTGTTGTTTTACCTGTATCACAGAATTTTGCAGCCTTCTGTAAATTCTCTAAAGTCAAATCTTCCCACTTAATCTTACGTTTCAATACATTGTATGCAATAGAAGAAACATAACATTGGCCAGATTCAGTGAAAGCGGTAAGGTCTGAACCAGCACCAGAACCTCCACCACCCATATCTTTGTCCTTTTTAATGTCAGACAATTTGATTTGTTTAGTGCCAGCATACAGAATACGTTTCTCTGAGTCCCACTTAGTACCTATGACCTGTTGGCCACTATTCAGTGTGAAAGGAGATTTGGCTCCAATTTTTAAAAGAAAAATCTTTGAACGTGGTGTTCCTTTGTAGGGGCCTCCGCTTGCTGATTTTTCATATTCTGCTGGTGTCATTTTGATAGGGATAGTTGATTATATACCCGTATTTATCTGATAATCTGAATCTCTTTTCCTGAAGTCCAGATTTCCAATTCGTCACGTAAACGACCTTCATTGTGTAGTGTTGCATATCGGTTGACTGCTTTGTTTCTCCACCATTCAATCAAGTTTGCCAGTTTGTGTTTTTCATAGTTTTCACCAGGAATAAGAACGTCCGTCTTACAATTCACATAGTCAACCATATTTTTGAAACCATAGTCAGAGATATAATATCTTTTTTGCTCTGTCAACCCTTTAGCCTTGAGAATCGTTGCTTGGAATGTGTCACCTTCAGTTGTACCTTTAAGTGATGCTTTAGTCAAGGAGATAATCTTCATGGAGATTTTTAACTTCTTACTGGAAGCAGCATCTTCAACCAAAGGACCAGTTCTTGCTTGTACATAATCACGGAGTTCCGAATAGGGTTTTCCATGCATCATAGGCAAGAAATCACTATCAGTCAAGCCTTTGTAACGAATATATGGTTTCATACCATCATATTGCGACACTGCCTTTGAACTACCATACAAACTGGTAGTCTCAAACAAACAAAGATTCATTCCATACTTCTTATTGACAATCTCACGCACCTCGTGTGAGGTACAGATTGCAGCCAATAACTTGCCACCAAGATAGTTGTAACCAAATGGTTGTGCAGGAACAATAACAAAACCCATCATTGATGAGTCATTGAATCGTTTACCCCATGCAGGTTGTTGCGTAAACACTTGTCCAAGCATTGTATTGCGTGGCTTACAGTTGATTACAGGTGAACCAAGACGGATGAATCCTACGTACTTTCCTGTGTTTCTCTCTTTGACGGCCAATTTGACATTACGACCAACAGGTGCAATGTTTACATGTGACGATGTAATATCAAGTAAGGTTTCCCAAGTCGATGTTGGTATCTCACACACCTCAAAATCCATGTCTTTTGGATGCATCTTAAAATCTTGGAATAGTTCTTCTTCGATTGGGAATAATGGGTTGTTTGGAATATCTGCCAGAGAATTCAATTTCTGGTCACGCATATATTCATCAATGCGGTCAAAGTTACCAAAGTAATCTTCAAACGCTTTGGCGCAATGTACACCTTCTTCAAATGTCAATTTCATACATTAAAACCTTCAAACTTTTTCTTCTGTGGTTTCTCACGGTCACCAAATGTATTTAATGGTTTGTCTGGTTGACCAGAATCAGCCAAGTCTTGTGCTGACTGTTCAATATCATATAATCTCATTTTAGACCTGTCAATACCCAGTGTAAATCTCTTATAGAAACCTGGGTCATTATAACGATTCTTCAATTGTTTCACCATAATTTGTCCGAGTTCTTCCAGTTCTTCGGAAGAAATCAAAGCAAACATCAAGTCTGCGGTTGCAGGCAAACCAAAAGATTCAGAGGTGTCTTCAAGTCCTGGGTCAGAACTAGAAAAGCCGGATCTTGTGGTTTGTGTTGCAGATACAATTGGTAATCTGAATTCAACTGCAAGACCTCGCAATTCTTCGGCGATTGCCTTAACATAGGTATAAGAATTAACGTTGGCTCCAGATTTGATCCTTGAGGAACAACAGATATTAAGATAATCAATAAAAATGATATCGGGAATAAAACCTTTTTTAAGGTTAAGTTCATTCAAAAGTGTCCTAAAGTGAATTGCAGAGGCCGATGCTGTTGGGTATTCTTTGATAATCAATTTACCAACAGTCTTTTCGCGGAGTTTAGCCACACGTTTGTCATATGCTTCCTTAGACAAGGAAGTTAGGTCGTCTAGTGTAACATTCAATAGGTTAGCATCAATACGTTCAGCAATCTTTTCTTCGGCCATTTCCATGGTGATGTACAATACATTCTTGCCTTGTACCATACATCCTGCTGCAACGTGACACATAAACAAAGATTTACCAACACCAGTGCCTGCAAGAGCGATGTTCAATGTCTTCTTAGGCAAACCACCTTTGGTGATCTTGTTAAAGAAATCTAGGTCAAACGGAATACGTTCTTCTTTCTTGTGATAGAATTCATAACGTGCATCTGAATCTTCTAGATAATCGTGGCCGACCGAACTATCAAATCCTACAGCCAGCGCATCCGATAGTAAAGAGGGAATAGCACCTTTCTCGGTGTTTTTGTCCTTCCCTTCAAGTATAGAAATTGCCCCCAATACAGCATTGTAAATGGCCTTTTCTTGGCAGAAATGTTCGGTTTTGTCAACAAGCCATTGAAGTTCGGATCTTTCCGATGCAGTTGATCTAATCTCTTGTAGATTCTTTTCGCATCTCTCCACTTCATCATCTGTGAGATTCTTCCCTTCTTTGATGGCCAGTTCAACTGCTTCAAGCGATGGTGGCACATTGTACGTTTGTACAAACTCGTTGATTGCTTTGAACACCTTGCGGTCTGTACCATCAGTGAAGTACTCTGGTCTAAGAAAAGGCAGTACTTTTCGAATGTATTCATCATTATAAATCAGATTCTTTAGAATCGTCTGTTCCAGTCTCATCAATAATATCCTGTTCTAGGTTTCCCGACATAATTTCCACCAACAAATTACCGATATGATTTTTAAAATCTTCGTCCTTTTCCAATTTTTTGGGCTTACTAACTTTAGATTCTATCACATCATAAGCAAAAAGTAAATAGGCCAGGTCATTTTCTTCTTTGATTTTGACCTTGCCATATTTGAAGATGGTATCTTTGTACGGACCATCCAACAGTTTAATATGTACCGTGGATTTATCGTCCTTAGGATATATGAAACAGTAGTCTAATCCTTCAATCATTCTACACCATTCATAGTTTCTACATCGAAGGTTTGATCAACATCGGTTTCCATAATGTTGCCGGATGCGATACGATATTTGTTCTCAACAAATTCACGGAAGGACTTTTGTTGTAAAATTGGCATCCAGAATTCTTTGGTGTCTGTATCCTTTTCACGGTAGTTCTTTTCTTCAATCACACCATCTGTATCAACACGTTGATACCAACCATTCTTTGGTTTTACCACGTGTTTAGATTCAAGAGCAAGGTCGAGTAAGCCAGACCATGTGCTAATACCACCATCAAAAGATACGCTAACTGGGATTTTTGATTTTTCTTTAACATACCTAGATTTTTCCACATTAATAATAAAATTGTAACCGGTAACTTCTGTGCCTTCTTTTTCTTGTTGACGACCCAAGATGAAAATGTTGTCGGCAGAGTAATATGAACCTGTGCCGCCACCAACGATAGCTTTAGGGAACATACCAATTTCCATGTATGTGTGATTCACAACAACCATTGGAATGTCTTTCAAAGACAAATGTGGTGTTACCATACGGAATAAGGACTTAACCTGTTTAGCACGAGACATGTCAGCAACTGATTTTTCTGCCAAGGCATCTTCAACTTCTTTCTTTGATGCCAAGTTACCAATCGAATCAATAATGATAATAAGTTTATCACCACGTTCCAAATTAGTGAGTTGAGCCATCACATCAAACTTTAATTGTTCAATATCCGTGAGAGGAGTATGGAGAACACGATTGGTGTCAATTCCAAAGGAATCAAAGTAAGATTGAGGAGTACCAAACTCAGAGTCATAGAAAAGTAAAGCAGCATCAGGATATTTGTCTAAGTATGATTTGGCCATCAATAATGAAAATGCTGTCTTAAAGTGTTTGGATGGGCCTGCCCACATTGTAAGACCTGGTGTTAAACCACCATCTAATTTACCAGACAACGCAACGTTGATAACTGGAATTGCTGTAGGAATCATGTCCTTAGCATTGAAGAACTTAGACTTAGCCAATATAGCAGAGTCTTTGATACTGCTGTTCTTTTTAATTTTTTCAAGAATACTCATTTATTTTCCTTTTTCACGAAATGTATACGTATCGTTATAGTCATAATTAGTTGTGATTGGTGGAATAGAATTACCGAGTTCATCAATCATAATCAAATTGTCTTTTTGTATTTCAACTTTCTTTTCTTCTACCTTTTCTTGTACATTGCTCGGTGCAGGCATCGGTTTCAAGTTATCAAAATGTTTAAATGGTTGATTTAAATATGCATGTTCTTTTACCTGATGAATCTGTTCTTCCGTTAGTGTACCGTTGTCTTGTTCATATGCAGGTTCATTAATTACATATTCAGTTGGTTGACCTTTCATAAAATCATTCCAAGTTTTATGGCCGGATGGTACTCGCTTATCTGTCATTGATATGTTCGCAGCAATCAATAACAACACGGCAAGAGGATCAAACACCACCATAATTAACATAATAACAAGACGCACAGCCTTATCTATAATGTCAGTTCCACCAGAGCCGTAGATTAGTTCAGCTACATACTTTATTGGTCCAAATTCGGATTCCGATTTTGCAAGTTCGTTCTGTAATGGAAACTTTGTTTCATTGAGTTCACTAATTGTTTTCTGGAAGGCCTCGTTCTCAGAAGCAATGCGAGTCCTTTCTTTCTGCTGATTCCTACGTATTGATACGGAGTTAGCGACACCTTTTTCATCTGTAGAGCGACCCATTGTTTGATCGACCTGTTCATCCATCTGTTTAATAATCTTGCGGTTGTCATCCAAGTTTACTTTTGCAATTCTAATCTTTTCATCAATCAATTGTACTTTGGCTGCCAATGGAGCAGTATCGGAAGAATGTTCAAGGTGTGCCTTCGACAAATAACCAAAGATACCCATACTGGTAATCAACATGAGAATAACCGATGCAACAGTGAGGTAAGTTTTCATACCAATGTGTGCAACATTCCAGTTTCTATACAGCCAAGATACCGTTACGAGTTTTGCCAATTCAAGGACAGAACCCATAATGATAATTGGCCAGAATGAACCTGGAAAGATTGCAGTTAATCCAATAACGGAATAATATGCAGCCACACCAGATAGTGCCAAGGCTGTTAAGAAAGTTGGAAAAATCATCCGAAAAAGTCCTCAAGTGAATTCGTTTTTTCTGGTTTCCATTTCATTGCCGTTAAGATGACACGAATTGGTTCCAGAAATGCTTTGTCGAATTGTAAATCATAATCAATATAGTCGTCAAGCCCAAACTCTTTAGGAATTCTGGACGGGAATGAAACCACAGAATCTTTAAAGTGATTTGGCATTTTAAGGTAAGTGAATTTAATCTTCTCACCTTCTTGTATACGTTGATACTTCTTCTCTAAACCCAACAGTTTTAAATTATGGTTGTATAGAATGGCACCTTTTACATGAATTGGTGTACCTTTTTTGTATAATGTTACCGAATCGGAATAATTTGCCAGACCATTCATGCCACGTGGAAATGAAATTTCTTCAGGTGGCAATGATTTGAATTCTTTACGGAAATCTGCAATAAACTTTTGTACATCATTTTCTGTGCCAGTCACCATCAACTTGATCGATTCTTTCATCTTGACACGAATAACCGCAGGCGTAGACGACTTAATCATTTCCAAACCCATCACTTTGATTTTAGGTTCGGCATACTGAACACCCTCGTTGTTATACACATTAAGGATGTATCGTTTCTTGGCTGTCCAGATACCTTTGTCGGAAAGACCTTCACGTTTCATCTGCATCTTTTGACGGTAAGCGTGAACATAATCAGACAACTCTTTGTAGGATTTGTCGATATATGGTTCAATTTTATCTTTACAGATTTTATCCATCAATGCAATGACCTTCTGTTTGTCAGATTGGTCTTTTAAGATACTGTCAACTAGTTCACCCATACGTAGGTAAATCGAATCTGTATCTGACGCAATAATATAATCTTTGTCGGAGGATAGAATCTTGTTCATCCACGCATTTACTTTTGCTTCGATCCAACGAATTGAGAGTTGACCTGCTGAAGTGACTCCAAGAGCCATGCGTAAGTCATAAAACCTAAAATACTGACTTCCCAAAGCACCGTAAGCGGAGTTGAGTGATACTTTCTTTGCGAGTTGTAGGTTGTCGAATCTGGCGATTCGTTTTTCAATGTCAAACTTTTTGTTGTTGTCTTTTTCATTTTCATACTCCTGTTTTGCCTGTAACATTAACTTCTTAAACTTCTTACGGTCTTCATACATCTCTTCCATCATGGCAGGCAAGAAACCTGTTTTGTCTGTACGGAAGAATTGACCGTTTGGTGTGATTGTACAATCAGTCAGATTTGATAAATTAACCGACTTAGTGAGTAATTTATCAACACTTACACCGGAAGAGATTACTTCACGCATTTCTGGTGTGTAATCATGAGGTTCAATCAAAGTCTCTGGTGAAATGTTGTACTGCATCATCAAGTGTGGATACAAACTGTTCAAGTCAAACGATGCGACCCAATCATGCAATCCAACCTGCACTTCTTTAACATAAGCACCTTCAAACATGCCATCTTTATCTTGTGTCTCACGCGGAGGCACAATGATGCCTTTGTTCAACAGATAGGAATATGTCATTGAATCCCACATGCGTGTCTGTGCAAATACGTCTTCATAATTACACTTGGTGTCATATGCAAGAGTAAGTGCTAATTCAACCAACTTCAATTTATCTTCCAAACGGATAACCAATCGAACGTCTTTGATGTTGTACTCAATATATTTTTGGTAATCAAACTTGTAGAGTTGGTGCAGATTATCAAATTCATCATACGATAACTTACCTTCACCTAGTTCCACTTGTGCAATGTTATCCAAACGATAGGACTCCTGTGACTTACCACCCGGCGCATACCATTTGTAGAGTTCAATATAATCAAGTGATTCAACACCAACAAGACTATATGCAATCAACTGTCTGCCGTTGATGATTGTTTTGCGTTCTGAGATATAATTCCAAGGAGACAACTTCTTGGTTTCATCTTCACCAAGAATTTTACGAAACCTGTTAACGATGTATGGAATATCAAAGAACTTGGTGTTCCAACCAGTCAACACATCAGGACACTTTTCAATCCACAAGGCCATGAATTGTTTGCATAAAGACCATTCATCTTTACATTTCACATATGTGACATTCGTTGTGTCGTTTACTTGGTCTTTTGACTTGTCATAGTCACCAATACCAAAGACATAGGTTTGACCATTGGAGTATTGAATACAGATGGCAGTGATTGGTTCGGTAGCCACATATGGGTCTGGGAAACCATTTTCGGAACCAACTTCAATATCGATATAACCAACCAAGATTTTGTCTTGTTCCCAGTCGATCATCTCTTGATGTTGATCTGCAATGAAGGCATATTCATAACGAGTATTACCATAGATTTTGACGCCGCCAGCAACACCATTAAATCGTTTAACGTATTCTCTGGCTTCATTAATGCCATCGAATCTTTTGCGGTCGAGATATTCACCATTCAATGTGTTGTATTGTGTGACCTTCTTGGATGGAATGTATAGTGAAGGTGAGTACTCAATTCTTTGTTTGACACGTTTACCGTCCATGACGCCACGGTAAAGAATTCGTCCACCAAGAGACTGTACGTTAGTGTAAAATGTACTCATTAACCTGTGATGATTTGATTTGTTGATGTTTTGTCTTGCTCTTGCATGGCATTATACTCTGAAACGATACTATGATCAGGAGTATATTGGTAAACAATGTGTAGTGGTTCCAACATAATAGGAGAACCTTCGACCGCATATTCTGGCCATGGCGCAAAACCCAAAGATGGTGGTGCTCCAGGAATAGTGGCAGGTAGTTGTTTGATTTGAACGGGCAATGAAACCCTGATTTGGCCAGTGGTGTGTCGGCTTGCTTCTGCGATAATTTCTTCACCTGTGACTAGTTTGATACCAATAACGTTCATAATTTGATTCCTATCAAGTTTTTTATAAATAGTAGTGTATTATATATGATTTTGTCTGGACATGCAATATGTCCGTGCGTTGTTTGCCTAAACTTGACAACATCATTTCACACAAAATGGATCCATTCACATTATTTGCCCTTGCTAACGGTGCGGTAAAGCTCGTCAAGGAAGGTTGTAAATTATACAAAGATATTAAAGGTGCAGCCGGAGAAGTCAAAGACGTTCTCAAGGACTTGGACGATCAGTTCAAGAAGCTTCATTCGCCTGAAAAACCTGCCACGGTTGAACAAAGAAAACAATTACAAGAGGAAAAGCAAAGAGTTGTTGAATTGAACAAAGCTGATCCAGGTGATGTGTACTCACAGATTGGTGAACAACTTGGAGTTTATTTTGAGAATCGTGCCAAGTGTATTGCTATTTGGGAAGAAGAAGAACGTAGAGCAGGTGAAGTTTACGTAGGAGGAGAATCTGTCGGCAAACGTGCTTTACAACGTGTTTTGATGCGTAAGAAGCTGGAACAAATGGAAGTAGACCTTCGTCAGCTGATGGTTTATGAAAGTCCACCAGAACTTGGTGGACTTTATAGTGAAGTCTTTGAAATGATGTCAAAGATTACTGGTGAACAAACTATTGCATTATCAAAACAACTAAGACAAGAGTATAACAATAAAATTAAAAGAATAAAAAGAATTGAAAAACTTTGGATAGAAGCTGCATGGGGCGTTGGTGCAATATTATGCGCGGCAGCTATTGGTATTTTATTTGCGTCAGTAGTTGAAACTAGAATTAAGATGTACCCTCAGTATGGTGAGGGTTGGATACCAAAAACAGAAGAACAACGTAGATTAGAATCACTACCACAAAAATACATAGGAAGATAATGTTTAAAGACCCATACAAATGGTTAATGGACAAAGGTTTGATAATTGCAACAATTCTGATAAACACATTCTCTACATCATTATCAATTGTTGCGATTGTTCTTGTAATATTAATTGAAGATTGGATTCGTAAAAATTGGCCATGAAAAAGTTATAATTGGTTGCGGGTCCAAGAGTCGAACAAGGAACTGAAGATTATGAGCCTACTGTGATACCGTTTCACCAACCCGCCATTATATCTATTCTGAGAAATCAGGTTTCATTATAACCTGCTCGTCAAATTTTCTTTTGATTCTTTCAAACTCGGCATCTTCTGCCAAAGCATCATCTATTTCTCGTGGTGTCTTATTACCAAAAATCTTTTCCCAATTAGATTGGTAAGTGTTTTGGTCCACGGAGAATGGACGTGGTGAAGAACCTTTACCACCATCAGACATTATTCTTCTCCGTAAATGAAGACTACATGTTCTATATCAATCACATAAACATCATCTTCACCTGATTTGATTGCGCCATTCCAATTCAATAGAACAACATCACCAATCTCAACTTCTGTTACTTCTGAACCAAGTGAGAGAACTTCTGCACGGTCTGGTTCTTCTGTACGCTGTAAGAAAATACCGCCAGACGATTGTTTTAATGTTTCAATTCGTTTTACTGCAATTTTACTTGCCAATGGTTTAATCATAATATCTAATAAAAAATGGAGCGGTCACTCCGATTTCCACAGAGATACTGGGTGGACCCCAATATTG